CCAATTCCAATGATCCTCTGTTCCATTGGAGGATTCCTTGTTGGAGGTATTTGGGGAGACTTTCATAACTTAGTTGTAAACGTTGTAGCATTTCACGAGCAGTCGCTGCTTTGTTTGCAAGGATTGCTACGTTAACATTAGGATTGAATAGAACATACCATAAAAGATATGAGGTAACAATAGTTGATTTACCAGACTGACGCGGTAACTTAGCTATATTAAATCTATGGTCATGAAACTTTGATACCATCTCCTCTTGGAAATGATACATGTCAAATGGAATCAAACCTTTATCTAGGGATACAATTTTAATGTAATTCTTAATAAAGTAAACAGGATCTTCAGAGCAACGTATTACCTCTGCAATTTGTTTTTTACTAAATCGCTGAGAAACATTTGCTTTTTTAAGATTAGGATTACCTAAGTATTGCTCAGTGCTTGCCATTTTGGTTTATCAAATAGAATATCATTGATGTAGTTATCTGCCCATTCTGGGTCGAACCATTGACTTAGAACTGCTTTTGTCTTTGTATTTTTTCTTTGAGATGTGCAGTACCAGCATTGGTCATCAATCCTTTTCATAGTATTTATCCATTGCATATCAAACACTGCGTTTTCTACTATACCTCTGTAAAGATAAAGTGAGTCCTTAATCATATCCAAATACATCTGTTTTTCTTTTTCAGTCTTAATAGGTTTTCCACCACGAGGTGAATTTATAGGATCTGATTTTAATTGTCTTCTAAACTTTTTAGGTGGTACTAAAAATTTATACTCATCTAAAAAATCTACCATGTCTTGCTGTATAGCACTACCTTGATACTGAAACTTAGCTTTTTTAGTTTTACCTTTAAGAGTAGGAGCCATATTTATAATAAACTGTAATTTACCACGTAATAAGTTACTACGCCACATACTTAGTTGTTCATTAACTAATTTGTCAG